AAAGCTGACCCCCATTCAGCTTCCGTATTATCTACAATCAGACGTGAAGTGCTATTAGTTATCACAGAAAAAGCATTACTTGACCCCTGGAGATAACTATTAAAGTCATCATCTAACATCAACTTCCGCCCTTCCCCCAATAAAACAAATCCATCATTCGCTATAGTCACTGTCATATCTAGGTTTGTATCATCTGAAGTAGCCATTCTTAAATAATGCGAAGTTCCTGGAGTAATCGTGAATGTAAGTTTTTCATCGCTGCATGTTCCATCTGTTCGCGTAACCGTCACACCATTAATTGCTCCCGCACCCACCAGTAAATCGTAAAGATTGCAGACGCAAATAACATCAGTCGCAGCACCATCGCAATCCCACCCATCGGGTGAACCTAATCCCTCAGTCTTAATTGTTTGAGAAACCACACCATTGATATACACATCAAACGTCAACGTATCTCCAGTTGTGCCAGCCTTAGTTACCCCCTCAAGTGTCCGCACTCCAGGACTTGGAGCTAGTACAAGATTAGAACCAACAACATTAGTCGCTGCTGGCTCAACAAAAATCGGTTGTGTACCAATTACTGTTACGCGCGGGACTGCATCCGTGGCTATTGCATCGCCCCATATATCATCTAAATTAATAAGGTCATTCTCATCCATATCAAGATTGCCACCCATTATTATTGAGCCGGGTGTGAATGCTCCATCAACTTGTAAATTTCCACTCTCATCTAAGCTAGCGACCTCGCTTACTTTCCCATCATTATAAAATCCAAGTTTGTAATCTGTAGTTGTGGTCACATCAAGTAAAATCGACATGTCGAGTTCGGTATCAGCCGCCCCATCATTTCCTCTCCACGTCACATAGCCAGAATCTGCATCCCCTCCCGTGGTCGTATTATCTAGGATTAAATCGGAAGGCGTTGCGCTTGCAATTAATACCTCTCCTGTCGCTAATACTCCCCCATCGAAATAACCAGCCGTATCATATCCACTCGCAACATATACCCCATAATCATTTACTTGCGCACTAACTGCGCTAGGTGTTCCCGCATATAAAAATGCGGCATTTGATGTTGCGGTTGTGGACTGTGAAGAGGAATAATCGCCACCAAAAACATAACTCCACTCGCCATTGGCCATGTTCCCAAAAGCCATTTCGGTGTCTATTCCATAAGAGCCACCTGTGTCTCCAATAACTCTCGTTTGTGCCAGTGAAAATACAGCCACATCATCAGTTGGAGTTGTCGTATCTACACCAAAATTTATACTTAAAGCCTCTGTAGTGCCAGTTCTTAGAGTTGTCGCATCAATATACACCTCACCAGTAGCGGGAAGTGTAATATCGACACCATCCCCCGGAACAATGTCAACATTGCCATCGCTTGTCGTCAAAGAAACATCACCAGCCCCATCATGCGATAAGTCTATAATAAAAGTGTCATCACCTGTTTCATCACCGTCTGTCATAGAAAAAACACCGGCATTAAGCGCGGCTGTTCCCATATCAAAAGTTCCATCCTCAATAGTAGTATTGCTACCGGTTAAAGTAGTAAATTCATCAACTGCAAAGGTAAAATCGAGGGCGCCGGTTTTTCCGATAGAGAAAGAGTCATCGGCAACTGACGCGTGACGATCATTCATAATTAGAAAATCGCCATTTGTGTCCATTATAATATTCCACCCATCTATATCTAAATCAGTAGCCATCGCACCGGCAAAATAGAATAAATTGGAAACATGCAGATCAACGGTAAATATATCTGCCCATTCTGTTGTTGCCGAGCCGAGAGTGTAAGTGGGGTCAGTCGGAACTATGTTTGCAGTACCCTCAAAGGTCGTATAAGTTTGCACGCCTAACTGTGAGTTTAATTCTACAGCAAAGCCAACATTCCCTATAGAAAAGAGTATTAGAATAAGAACAGCAAACCTCAAAAATAGTTTTTTCATCATTGTTATGTTAAAGGACGGGAGTATATTCGACATACACCTTGTCGGCATTTGTGCCAACGTCAACATAAAGCTCATCTAAATATATGCCATGATAAGTCAAAGTATTTAATTTTGCTATTTTAAAGCTGTAATCTGTAGTTAGATCAACATCTGGTGATCTTGAGACTGCCAATTCTGCGCTTGTATTCCCCTTTATATTTTGAAGTGTTATTTCTCTACAAAAGACCCTACCAAGTTTTGTGATTGTGAGTGTATTTGTTCCGGCTACTTCACCTGTCAATGTGTCACCTGTTATTAAAGTGATTGTGCCAGCAATAACAGTAGCTATAGTGTACTGTCCATCATCCGCAGTCGAGCCAGATATTTCAATTCTATCCCCGGCTTTGAATCCCTTTAATAGCCATTTGTTTCCGGTATCTGTTAGTGTGGCTGGCGCGCCTGTTACCAAAGCAATCGTATTATTTATCAATTCTGGCTGTAAGCTTTCGGGAGTTGCCGCAAGTGCAACTTCGAATAAATAAGCCACAGGGGCTTTACCTTTTTTTGTATATCCTTCTCTACCCATATTTTAGTTGATTATATTGTAACTATTAATAATGCAACCTTCTACTTTTCTCTCTCCTTAGCCTTTTCCTTATTTGCCTCTTCCTCTTTTTCTTTCTTAGCATTTTCCTTCCTTCGCTCCTCTTTTTCTTTCGCTTTAACCTCTGCCCTCTCTTTATCCTCTGCCTCGACCTTTGCCTTTTCCTCAGCATCAGCCTTTTCTTTCTTCTCAGCTTCTTTCTGGGCATTCTCTTCTGCTTCTCCTTCTTTCGCCTTTCCAGCAAAGACTTTATCCCATTTTTTGGTGATTTTCTTCTTTCTCTCTTGATATTCTTCGTTCGTTATCTCCCCTTTGTTGTATTTATTCTTTTCTGACACCAATTCTGCCACCATTTTCTTCTCTTTTTCAGCTTTTTTAGCATTTTCTTTATTCAATTTCGCCATTTCTTCGGCAAGTTTTTCCTCCTCTTCTTTGATTTTAGTCACTCTCACCTGTGCTTTTTCGAGCATTTCAGGCGTAATTTCGGTAGGGTCAACCAATTCAAAGTCATAAGTGCCGCAAAGATGTCCGCTTCTGCGCGCTTCACAGAATTGTACATCATTCTCTTCGAACTCAATTTTTTCCTCACCTTGTGCAAGGCGAACTCTTAAAGGTTTTTCACCGTAGTATCGAACCAGTACGAAAGATTGTTTGCTCATCATTTTAAGGGTTATTTATATTCTTGGAGGTGGCGGTCAATTTGACCGCCACTATCTAAAGCTATAAATGTTTTACACTGTCACATTAATTCCTAGCGCACAAGTGTTTGCTAGATCAAGTATCACAAAGCCAACTTCAACAGTTGCAACCATGCGGAACCCATATCCCGGTACTCTATTGACTTCGAGCTTGAAGTCCTGTCCATATCCCCATCTGATCGCTTTTTTCACAACAACCCCGAATTGACCGAGTACGTTGTTTGTTAGTGTACCTCCTGAAAGTTTACCATCCGCTTCTGTCAATTTCATTTCTGGCGAAACAACCAAATCAATATTCCAAGGTTTATCGACAACTCCTGAATCAATCGCGACTGGTTTACTCCTCGAAGTTGCCAGTTTGAATCCATCATCAGCCATCATTGAAAGATGAGTTTTAGGATTTGAGATAAATAACAAATCATCAAATTCCTCTTGGTATCTTTCTGCCAAGATTTTCACAACCGTAAGCATATCATCAGAATCAAATCCACCGATATTGCTAGTTTTGGAGTTTGTTACCGCGTTTTCTCTTATTCCATGATCGAGCAAAGTCGCGTGGTAAGCCGCGCCACCATCTGCCACAAAGGTTGTCGCAGCGGCTTGATCATCACTATTCACATTTCCGGTTCCACCAGCTTCGGTATCACCATTGATAATCATTCCCTCAACTGATTTAGTCAACGATTTTGTCAATTTTGCTAAAAGTTTCTCATATAATCCTTTGTCTGTACTGTGTTTTATCATTCTATCACTCACACCGAACTCAAGTATCATTGTTGTTTGAGTGATTGTTGCACCACTATCAGTCTGAGTTTTGAGGTTGAATGCGGGTGGACCCTCATCTTCCCACTCACTTTTTCCCTGCATGTAATAATCTGTGATGTCATACGGTACTGGAAAGCTGGTAGGTAGATCAGTTCCCTCATATCCCTCAGTGAGTTGAGCCAAAACTTTACCATATTTCGGTGTCAAATCTTTGATGTCATTGGTCATTCCATAAGCATCGTACCAATTTGTATTATTGATGGTAGACAAAACCTCATCGGCTTTACGCTCCATCCCCAAGGCTCTTGCAATATCTTTCTTTTTCTGGTCGTCTGTCATTTCTTTTTCTTCTTTCCCTTTGCCTGCAATACTTATCAAATCTTCAAAACAACACACTTTCCCTTTTTCTTTTTCAGTTAATTCTTTGTCCATAATAATGTTTTTTTAGTAAATAATTTGGTGTCGAGGAATACAACCTCAATAAATATCTCGGCTGCTAGTAAGCAGCTTTCTCCAAGGATTTGATGAATCCTGATTTTTCTGTCTCTGGTTTTTTCTCATCCTCTAGCTCAGTCTTTTTAGAGCCTGTTACAGAACTCTCAAAATAAGCCAAAGCCTTCTTTGACGGTGTTTCCTTGAGTATTGTCTCTAAGGTTTCGACTTTTTCTTGCAATGCTCGAACAGCGTCGAGGGTAATTTTCGCACCCTCTTTAGTCATAATCTTTTTGACGAGGGCTTTATCCTCACCTTCATCCTTGCCTTCCTCAACCTCTTCGCTTTCCTTGTCTGGTTTTTCTTCCTTTTCCTTTTCCTTTTCCTTTTCTTTTTCTTCCTCTTTTTCTTCCCCTGCTTCTTTATCGCCTTCGGTGCTTGTTTCATCACCTTCCTCATCACCGCTTGTTTCATCGGCAGAGGTTTCAGCTTCTTCATCATTAGGTTTTTCTTCTTCTTTTTCTTTGTCTGTTTCTTCTTTTTCTTGCTCCTCTTTTTCTTCCTCTTCCTCTTTACTTTCTTCTTTCTCTTCGGTATCTAGTAGGTTTTTTTTCGGCATATTTTGGGGTTTTAAAGGATTTTTAGTTGAACTATCATCTAATATTATACTGGTATCATTGTCTTTTTGTAAATCTTTTGGCTCTTTGTCTATTTCTTCACCTTCATTTTTTGCCATATCACTAAAAAGACTTTTCACGCTTTTTTCCATAGTAAATAAAGCTCCGGGATTTGCTGGTACTGATACAATAGAAATTTCAACAAGGTCTAATTCCTTGAGAATTCTTTTTACGCCTTGTCTCCACACATTATCCTCTTTGGGGTCGAGCAGATTATCTTCCTCATCTCGGAACTCTAATTTCTTTGGAATATACCCAATCGAAAATGTCTTTAAAAATTTAGCCTCAATCTTCGGTACAATTTCAGCATCCATCACTTCGGCTTCGATATAAAAGCCTTTTTCTAGTACTGATAAAAATGTCGACCTCCCCACAGGTCTTTTATCATCGTGAGCAAATAAAATAATAGGATTATCTTTGTAGGTTGTTTTGACTGATTCTATAAAAGCCTCCGGGTCTACAATATCATTATATCTATCAAGCTGTGATGTAGATGCAAGTCCTTTAATCCTGATTTTTTTATTACCACCTTCTGTTATGACAACTTCTTTTTCTTTTCCCTCAACAGGAATCGCTTTGAATTCCATTTGAAAGTATTGTATTTTTTCCATAGGGTTTTTATTTATATGTATATAGTGTATCACATCGGCAATTTATACCATGCGGCGCCGTATCTGCCCCATCGCCACTAAATGAATCATCAAGTTCTATCCAACCATCTTCCTCATTAACATCATGCTCTGGTCTGGGATTTGATCTGCCAGCCCCAGCAGTAATCCAACTTTTCTCTGCTTTGAACCCAGCTTTTTTAAGATCGTGCATGACTATATTATTTCCCTTCGCGTAGGCTTGGCCAATTTCATTAGTAGCAATCATTGATGATCGAGACTCTGAGAAGGCAAAATGCTCACTTATCTCTGTTGCTAATGCTGTCGGTGAGAGTCCTTTCTCAATACCTTCAACGAGAATTGGCTTAATTAAATCCTTTGTTGTGTCTGCCATCTTGGCTAGTACAAGCGGTCTGCCAGTCTTTAGGTATTTTATCGCTTCCGGATGACTAAGATCAAAACTTATCCCCACCTCTCCAAGTTTCAATTTGTTGATTCTGAATTTAGCTCCAAAATCTAAAGCTAGACTTGCTGATGCTATGATTTCAATTTCCATTTTCTTAACCGGCAATTTGTCAAAAATCTCGTCAATATCATTATTTAAACTCTTTTTGTTGAGTAGTTTCTTCGCTTCCCTAATAATATATTTTGCTTGTTTATCAAGTTCTTTCTGTACTTTTCTTTGGAGTTTTCGGCTTTGACGGCGCAATTTACGCCCATTTTCCTGTGCCTTGGCTTTAGTGATTGTGTGCAGTAGGTGTTCAGCATATTCAAATAAATTCATCATCAAGTAAATTATATGCGTTTTTATGTTTTTTTAAAATCGCCGCCTTAATCATTGTCTTAGTATCTTCCATTTCTTTCCCAAGATCATCGAGTATCATTCCTTGAAACATAAGTTCGTCAGCAAGCTCATTGTCGCTAGGCTCCAAGCCTCTTGCTTCTCTCGCCTCATTCGGTGTTATGATTCCAAAGACTACATCATGCCGCGTTATTTCTGCGACTTCTTTTTTGTTATCATAGCTTGATAGATTTATTCTTATTTCAATTTTGTCTAATCCGAGCTTAGGAAATAAATCCCGATTAATCATTTCCTCAAATTCAAGCTCTTCTGGCCTGATAGTATTCTCATAGAACATTCGCCAGATAACATCAGCATTTCCACGCTGTACCTTTTCGGTATATCCAAGAATAAAAGAGTCCACACCAAAAGCAACAACGATTTTTTTCGTAGTAAACCATCGTGTCTCAAGATATTGCATATCTTTCTGACTTGGTGATATCGTCTTAATGTCCTTAACATAAGGGATTATGCCGGACTTGAATTTGTTTTCAGCTCCCTTAAATTTCTTATCTATTTCGTCTTTAAGTTCCTGATGCTGATCTTTATCAAGATCAGGGTCAACGATAAGCAGATGCGAAGGAACCGAGTTATTTTCATAGAAAAAGAAGTTGGATTTTTGTGATTCGATTTCAGTTTTCCCCTCTATGACTATTGCTTCGATAGGTGAGCTTCCGAGTAGAGGATTTTTCGTTGAATCTTCTATGACAGAATGCACAATCTCATCAGGGTCGAATTCAACCTTATTCTGTCCGGCTATTCTCTGAATATATTTGAGGACTTTTCCATATTTATCCGAAATAATAACCATAGTACGCGGGTCTACGACTGCTGGCCGAATCGGGTCAGCATTCGCACCTATTGATCTTTGAATCTGCATATAAAAATTACCGGCAACATGCCTATCGCGAGTCCAGCGCTTTTTCCATTTATTAAAAGGTAGATCAGGATGATCTATAAAGTCCTTTGCAATTTGAGTTTGTTTTGCATCACCATCTTTTTCCGGGTCGTCTTTATTTACAATTCTATACCCCCCCTTTGCAGTCGCATTAGAGATTTTCTTGATTGCCTGCCTAATGTCGACAAGGCTATTGTAGAGTTCATAGAGCGTTTTAAAATCTATCCTCAGACCTCCAAGCCCAAACATGCTTCCATTCTGATAATATCCATAGACTAGTCTTTGCTTTGCATCAGTTACTGCCTTTCGGCCAACGTAGAGCGTCTTGCCTATGAATGGGATTTTGATTTTCATGTAAGTATCGGCGTAAGTATCGGGGATTTTTTAATTTCAAAATACATTCTCATCATTATCATATCCGCGTAGTCCGGTGATCTGCCTATGTTCTCTCTGATAATATCCTTCCCTGCTATATAAATCTTACCATCTTTATCAGCATCTTTTTGCTTGATCTGTATAAGCTCTTCCGTTAATTCATCCTTGATTCCTGATTCTACGCTCTCGTCAATACCAATTTTACCATTTTCTGCGAGCCTTGCAAATTCATCATAACATTGAGCTTTGAGATTTCCATAATTTACGAGATTTTTATGGAGCCTTTCTTTTCTTTTCTGCCTTCTCGTTTTAATAGGTCTTGAGCCATTTACAAAGCCAATGCACCCTGGCAAATTATCTACAACCCCACCACCCACACCATCCTCATCAAGTACAATACGCGATCTTCTCACGCCTTTTTTCTTCGCATATTCATCAATCCATGCGGCTGATTTTTTCGTATCACTTTTGATTTCGTAGGGAATCACAATAATCTCTTTGAGTTGTAAGCCCTCCCAGTATCCAATTGGCATTTTATCGCGCCCCTTTCTTGCAACATCCCCGGAGATAAATTTATTGTCGGATTTTTCCGCAACATTTGTGAATAAGTCCATGATGTTCTCAATAGAGAAATAACGCGCTGGGTCATCATCATACTCAAAATTGCCTCTCAAGAGCCTTTCGATCTTTGGCTTATTCCGTGTTCTTAAAACAGCTTTCTTGTATTTCTCGTGGTCGATATATGGATTATCTGTATAGAGTGAAGTAATAAAAGCACTCCCCTCTATTTCCTTCCCTTCCTTAATTAATGGCCGCCAGAAGTCTCGGCCAATCCAATTCATAGAGGGATTGCATGTATAGAGAGTCTTTGGAATCGTCACCCAGCCAAGCCCCTTTAAAACTGTAAATCTAAATTGTAGACTATCTTTTGCATCTTTGACAACTTCCTGCGCTTCGTCAATCCAGGCTCCTGTTAGATCATAAGAGCCGAGTCTGTCAAATTCCGGGTCGCTAGGAATCCTCTTAAGTTCAGAGAAAAAAACTACAGAGCTGTTAGCGAATGTAAGCACCATGTCTTGAGCATTATAATGGAAATGCTCACCTTGCTTTAATCCAAGCTGATAAAGTACCCAGAAGAAAGTCCTTAATGTTGTTCGTTTTAATGCTTTAAGCTCTTCTCTTGCAACTAGCCAAGCCGACCCCGGCTTTTCATTAATACATTCTGACGTAATCCAAAAACAACCAAGTACTGTTTTTCCACCTCTTGCACCTCCACCATAAACAAGCTCGTTTGTTATAGCATCACAAAGCAAATAGTAGGCTTCGAGCTGCTTATCGAATAGAGCAAATTCGACTTGTTTCATTTCTTTTTCTTAGGTTTTGGCGGCTTTACTATTTTAATTCGCGGGAAGATATGCTCGTTCTTCGACTCAATCTTGTCCGGATAAAGTTTATGGAAGAGAGTCATAAGAATACTGTCATTCTTAATGGCTTTAGCAAGCGTTAAATCAAAGAGTTTAATTTTGTTTTCTGACAGCTTTTTCATTAACTCCTTTTTGTCTATTCCACTAAAAAAGGCATCCTTTAGCATTTTAGCCATCTTATCCTCTTGATATGCTGACTTGCGCCCTGATCTTCCTGGCTTCCCCCCTGTGCCTCCATTATTTGTGCCGGGCTTTGCTCCCATGTTTACAAATTAAAATGTAAATTCGTTTATATTATACCATTTTAAGTTACAAGTAGGCTTCTAGTTAGATATTTTTAATCTCATTCCATAATTATTTATTGCTTTTCTTAGTTTTAGCCCTACTTTTTTAATTAATTTATTTTTTTTAAATTTACTATAGTCTACATAGTGATGCCATCTATTAAACTTCCAAACTATTCTCGTAACGTCAGGATGTAATTCAGCAAGCATTTTAGATTTCGGCATAGTCCCCTCTTTTGCATAAAATTCTTTAGTATTCCCACCTTTTAAAATCTGGGTAGTTGTTTTTAATTGTAAGAAGGCATTAAACTGCATCGTACACCATCCATCTTTTAACATCCTTAAACTTAGGTCTGTATCTTCATTATATCTTCCTCTCCATCTATACGGCATATCATTTCTTATTAAATTGCAGCTATAAATCCTCGTATTAAGAACAAATGGAGGTGGACTTGATTTTCTAAGTACAAACATCTCGTAGTTCGGCCCAGCCATTGAAATGTTAGTATACCGCTCTACAAAGTCCTCCATGCATCTAAATATTATTCCATTATTTGCCTGGACTATAAGATTTTTATTAAATCTTGAAAACTGTCGTATGTTGTCATCCATTACCCAATGCCATTTAAAGCCTTTTTTAGTTGAATAATCCCATGCAAAATTCCTTGCTGCACCCGGCCCAGGACTTTTAGTCAGACCGAACTTATCACATACTTCATAATCTCTATGATATTTCTTTTTCGGGAGGATTAATATTTTCTCTTTATCAATAACAGAGCAGTATTTTTTGTATTCCTGCTCTTCGACAATAATAGAGTAGGGGATATTCATTTTTTCTAAAGCTCTACTTGTAAACCTACTTTCCCATCTTCCTTTAGAGACGATATATATTGGATATTTTGGGTTTTTATTCATATCTTTTATCTTTAGCTTTTCTGATTTCTGTTGCTGGGAACCAGATTGAGATTGTTTTATCTGTTATATTTTGATTTATTAATTTTTTAAATTCTTCTATATCAGCCTCATTTTTAAATGAGACTATAATTTGTCTATATGGACGTAAATCCTCATTATCAAATTCCGGCATATCCCCCCATTCCCCTTTTTCATTAGGAATAATTAAGCCATCAAGAAGTCTTTTTATTTCATCATCATTAAATCCAGTTAAACTTAAGTCGTAGTCTGTATTGTTAAGCTCTTTCAATTCTTCCTGTAGTAAATCCTCAATCCAGTTACTCTCTGCTGTTTTATTATCAGAGAGCCGAAAGGCTTTTATGTCCTCTGGCTTTAAATCTTTGATGATTTCCGTTTCTACTTCTTTATGGCCAAGTTCTTTTAAAGCCATAATTCTGCCATGCCCTGCAACAATGGTTAAATCTTCGGTTGCTTGAATCGCGCCCCGGAATCCAAATTTTTCTATACTTCTTTTTATTTTTTCAATCTGCTCTGGTGGATGAGCCTTAGCGTTTTTTGAGTAGAATTTAAGATTTTCAATTTTTACTTTCATGGTGAATATGTTAATAAATATAAAACTAATTTTGTTTTGGGGCTTGCTGGCGACTACCCGATACTACCCTTTCGCTGGAAGATATCCGGCATTGCCTCATAGCATACAAGCCCCAAAGCGTAATCCCTCCCCTTCCCTCTCCTTGAATTCAAGAAGCAACCTATTTTTTTGCAGTAAAAAATGATTTAATTATAATTTTTTCGAGTGATCTTAATTCGTCTTTATCCATTTCCGCGATATGTGGCTTTGGTGAGCAATGCTTTAGGAATTGGTACATTTTTTTCCTCTGTTCCGGGTCGTTATAATCCCAAATTTTTGCGAGAAGTTTATGGAGCTTAACTCTATACCATCGTGTTTTTTGATCAACTGGGAAGCCTGTCGGTGAGCCATCTGCATTTGCACTATGGCGTGTCTTGCAAGCTGGGAATCGCATACACTCAAAATACCTCCGGGGCTTTCCATCACGATAATAATAAGCTGATGAGGTTTTGAGTGTCATTTTGCTTTTGCAGAGCGGGCATATTATCTTTACCTTCTTTTTTTTCATTAGAGCTTAGATTTATTTTTCCATTTTTTATCCCAGGAGGGCTTTAGCATATTCGCAAGTCCGGGGAATCCCATCATGCGCATTCGAAGCTGCGATTTTATCAGGGGTTTTGGGAACCTCTTTTTTTCGATGGCTTTCTTATCCAGCATTTTCTGAATTCTATCTTTTCGCATTTTTCTTAGGTTTACTTTCAACAGGGATGGGCTTTCCTTTTCGCGCTTTCTCTCTTTCTATCCATTGAATAAATTGCTCCTCACCAGTGATGGTTTTTCTTTCAATTGAGCCGAGAGCGGTTTTGATTGCAACTACTTTCCCTGTCGCATGGATAAGATAATCGAGCTTAACGCTGATGATAGTAAGCAAATTTTTGATCTTTTTTTCAGTCATAATTTTTAAGGTTTAAGTAATTTATCAATCAGCACCTGAACTCTCTCAATTATAATGTCTGGGCTTGCCATGTAGGTGTCGTATAATCGTTCCCAAACGATAACAGCCCTAATCCACAACTGTATTTCTTTGATTTTTTCATCCGGCGAATCGTTTTGTTCTAGGATTATCAGCTTGTTTTCCAATTCTTTTAATGCAAAATCTAAAAGTTCCTTTGTTTCTCGTAGTTTTTCAGTTCTTTCGTTCATTTTGTTTATTCAAATACTGGTTCTATTTCGGATTTGTGATAATATTGTTTGTAATCTCCGCCACTTCCATCCTTGAATTTCAATTTTAAATCTATATCATTTCCATTTTGACCACAGCACTCTGCGTCAATTACGTCTTCCTTCTTAACTTTAAATCTAAACTTCTGCCCATATGGAATCTCCTCATTCCCTGCAAGCTCTCCTGCGTATTTGTAGCCTGTGATCTTCAAACCATCATCTGTTTCTTCCCCGTACTGGTTAATTACCCCACTATCCCATCTTATTTGTACTCTTGGTGAATTTGGAGCATTCCAGTGTGGTTCATAACCCACAACAACGCCGTTGCTGCCTTGTTCAACATGGACTACTTTCGCACTCCACCCCATAGCCCAAGCCTTTTTGATTTTTTCTAGGTTTTTCATTTGGTTGTTTTGTTAATTAAGTATTGGTTTTATTTTCTATAAATACAAGAAATTGAGGTTAGCTGTGAAAAAGAACCTTCTTCATAATAGAAGAGTGGTATCCCTCCACTCTCTACACATTTTCGAGCCTCTTTTGTAAAAGCCTCTTTATTTCTAAGTAGATCGCTTCGAGTTGTACACCCTGTCATTAACAGAATTAACAGGATGAGTGATAGTTTTTTCATAATCTATTTGGCTAATTAAGTAAATGTTCAAAATTAGGGTACAAGGCTTTTTTGATTGCTATCCTGACTCCTGCTTCCTCAAGGATGTCTATGTCTGGTTCCCGTACATCTATTTTTCCTAGTTTATCGCCTCTCCTTACATAAACCTCGCCTTCAAAATCACTCCATCCGATACACTTGTGGATTTCGCCTGTCTCCTCGTCGCAAAGATCACAGTCGTAGAAGTGCCTTAGTGAACCTGATTTTTCAAGTTTTGATTCAGTCATTTTTATTGTTACGGATTTTTAAACATTCTCTCACTGCGTCCTCACTGTCAGTTTTGTTTGGCATTTTTGATTAGTAATCAAGATATAATGGGAATCCTGCGAATAAAAGAACTGAAAGGGCGAAACCGAGAGTATTAAGATTGTAACCTAGCTCGTGAAAACCGTGAGTTTTCGCTATAAAATAGCAAGTAAAACAAAACCCTATGTAAGCTCCCAATTCTTTTATTTTATTTTCTTCTGCCATCTGTATTGTGTAAAGTGTTTATATAAAGTTTGTGTATTCTTTACTCATTAGCTTTTCGAGTTTTTTTATCAGTCCTATTAGTTCCATATTATTTTTTAACGGTTTCTAAAAAAGTGAACAAGGCTCTAGCGTTTTTGTCTTTGAGGCGTTCTCCACATTCACAATAGACAAAATCACGACATTTTGCTGGGGTTCTATGGCAATAATCACATGATATATTCTCAAATCCACTATTCTCTATGATCTCTTGCATCGAGCGTGTGAAGCCGCATCGCATCCAGAGCGTGCAAAGTTCAAGTAAATTGGTTGTCCAGCCACCGATAACTTTTAATTTCTCCAAAACAGTTGTAAGCAGCACTTTATGTCCGAGGACTTTACTGATAGAATCTCTGTCTAAATCCCAAGAATTATATATACTCCCTTCCTCGTATGCTTCAATATTAAAGCCACTTATATTCAATACAATGAGTTTTCTGCGGTCTGTATCTTCTATTCTACACCCAAAGCTCAAAGTCTTATCCGCAAAATAATCTATAATGACTAGGCAGTCTTTGCGGTTCATGGTGTTTTTGAGTTATTAAATATTTCTTCATTGACTCTTCTCGCAATTTCTTCAATGTCCTCCTCTGATATCTTATCAATGGCTCCACGCTCTATCGAAGTGCGTACCAGCTCGATTGTGAAGTTAATCATCTTGTCTTCTGGTTGTTCGGGTTGTTCGGCTTTATCTTCCATGAAAAGCCTCCTCTCTTGACTCAACAGTCATTCCTCTGTGTTTTCCACCCTCTTGGATGGCTAAAACCCAGACATAAGACATGGCGATTATTGCCGCGATAATAATGACGTCAAAGATGGTAGAGATTTTCATTGAATTTTTCATGGTGTTTTTTTAGATTTATAATATTTTGCATCGAGCCTTGCCCTTGTTTCCTTACTCACTACGTTTTGTCCGGGGGCTTCGATCTGTGGTGTCTCAAAGATGTCGGCCTGGTCTTTCTTTATTCGCTCGATTTTCCTGATAGCTTTGACAGCATAAAGGTTTTGATTGATTTCTATGTCCTGTGCTTTAGATGCTTTTGCTCTTTTTATCTGTTCGGCTTGCGATACTGTTACAATAATCGTGGAGCAGTCAAAGAACGTAATTAAGAATTTCATATTATTTTTATTACCTTGTTGTTTTTAGGCTCTTTAAAGCCTTTAATGTTTCGATAAACAAACCTGATTTTATTGCAGTTTTTGGAGGTGAATTCATCGTCTAGCAGAAAATCTAACCGCCGGATAAATTCATCTTTTCCAATTTTCCCCATAAGAATCAAACAGTGGCGCGCATAAATTCTTGCCCATCTTTGAGAATCCGCAAAATCCTCTATCTCTATTTTCTGCTTGAGGGCTTCTAAGATTTTATTTATTTCTTCATTTCCATACGAGGGCTTGCCCTCTACTACTTTAGTAGTAGTTTCAAGTTTAGGTTTAAGTTCAAGTTTAGGTTTAAGTAGACCATGTTGGGGGCAAGCTGTGGACAGTCTGTCGAAAACCCCTGTTGGCAGCTCTTTTAAAGCCCTCTTAATTCCTGTCTCTATCGATGGGTTTGTTTTTTGATTTTTAGAAAAATTCATAAGATAAATCCAATTTTTGTATTTTTTTATCTTCCCAGCTTGTACCAGCTTGGCCACAATCTGTTCCACTCTGTCTACATTTACCCCCGTTTCAAAACTTGTTGTCTTGTTGGTTGTTTCATATATTCCGCAAATGCTCGTTCTTTCGTTCGTTAAAAAATATAAATATAAGAGCTTTTCATCTGGTTTTAGTTCCTGGACGAAAGGGTCGCTCCAAAAACTTGTCTGAATCATTCTACTTTTTGCCATTATATATAAATTATAAGCTCAAATACCCCCCGCACAAATAAAGCACTACACCTTGAAAAGTGCGGAGAGCGTTTGAACTGATAATTTTTCTTCATGGGTAGTGCTATTAGTTGGTGTTTATATATTATACCTCCCCCGGGAATTTGCAAGCTGTTATTTATCGGCTTCCTTGTGATGTTTCTTGCAGAGCCAAATTACGTCGAGAAGTTTACGGTAGTCTGTGTGGTGAGACTCAACTTTCTTTTTTCCACATCCATCAGCCTCGCATGGCTTCTCGACAATAATTCCAAGCCTTACCGCACGCCTTACAGCAGCCCTAGCCTTCGTTTTTCCTGGAAACCTTAATCGATATGCTTTAGCTGCTCTTCTACCTGCAAGCCTCCCTAAAATTGTGTTGGCGTATTCTGCGCGTTCTTTTAAATAGCATTTTTTGCACGTTGCTCTTTGCTTATAAAAAAGATCAACATCCTTTAATCTTCCACATTTTTTACATAGCTTTTTCATTGTTTTTTTTAAGTTTTTCTTGTTCCTGATACCATTTATAATCGTGGCTTTTTCCATCGTTTGGTTTTCGGGTATACGCCTTTTGTGAGTACTCCCTTTTGTAGTATTTTTTTATCGGCATATATCAAACATTAAAGAGAAAAATGCCGGTACTAATCCTAGAATAATTACCGCGAAAATAATCAACGCGAGTACGAGATTTATATATTTCTTCTTTCTTCTCGCACAGTTTTCAATCAAGTAAGGGCAGTAATCGAGTGGTGGTATATTCATATTATTAATATTATCTTATATCGTACCCATTATAATCTTCATGATTTTCGATAAGTTTCCAGGCTATTTTGATGATTTTCTTTAAAAATTTAAAATCATCAGAATATAAACCTATTGCCGCAACAACTTCATTTTTTTCTGGTATTTCTACTTTCATAATATAATTATCTTACAGCGATTGATGATTTCTCGAATATCTTTAAGCCGGGAATTTTTCTTTCACCGGCATTTATTAAGCGGCGTATTGCAGTAGGGTCAACCAGGAATAATTCTGGTCGCATCTTCATTAGTTTTGCTCTATTCTCAATCTCAAAATCCCAAGTTTTCCTCATTGTTGCCATTCCGGAATCAGTCCGCACACTTGCTTTTGGGGCTTCGACAGGCTCCATCATGGGCTTATCACTTTTCTTGGCTTTTTCCGCTAATTTCGCAGCCTTTTTCCGGGCTTTTTCTTCCTGTGCTTCCATATAGATGACTATCTTCCCTTTAATGGCACGCTCAAGCTCTCCCAGAGGTTCAGATTGTACCCTAAACATATTGTTCATTGTCTTGATATGATCATTGAGAGGAGTAGTAAACTGCTTCCGTAACTCCTCAATTCTCTTAATCCTTGTCTTGATCTGCGCAAGAATTTCAACAGCATCCCTCTGGCTGTTCTCATCGACAATTTCCATTTTATCGACTGCGACTTTGGAGAAAAATTCCGCGTTATTCTCCTTAATCTCTGCGATCTTGGTTGTGGGGTCTTGTGGTTTCATAGGCTTATGGTTAAAGGTTATTTCGTGATCTTGCTTTTTTTAAAATTTTAATAAAATTATTTATGCCTCTAATATCTTCTGGTAGTTTTTCGTTTGCCATTGGATTGAATATCTTTCCTGTTCGACTCCAAAAATTCCAATAGCCTATTTGTATATGCCCTATGTCTGGATTGCACATCTTCGGCTTAAACCCTGCTTTATGTAAGGCTCGCATTGCATATTCATTTCTTTCATCCCTTTGCCTATCCCGCATTTGTTTTTTAGAATACTCCACGGCTTTAATAATTAGGTTTATTTTTAACGAATGATTTTTTGACTGGCTTCGCATGTCCTTTCTTATCCTCTACCTCGGCTTTTTTGTAGGCTTTTGTTTCTCGACCTACTACATCTGCGCCGATTCCGAATGTCCGTGCAACCGCTGTCCATGATTTCGAGATTGCGGATTTTAAAATATCGCCTCTTGTCGTTGCCGGGTTCGGGTAGCCTTTGTGAGAACTATAAACTGTCCGGATAATCTCTTTGCCTTCATTGGTTACGAAAGTAAACTTCACCATACATTCTGCCTCGGTTACATCCCTCTCTCTTTTCACAGGCTTATCTCTTTTAGAATAGTCCATGTATTCTTGAGAATATTCCTTAAATTCATGCGATATAATTTCGTTGCTCACTCGAAAATTAAATACAAAATTGAGTGCGCGCTCTGCATAATAGTGGTCGACATAGGGGAGCATCACCGCCCGCCCTCTTGTTTTAATGCTTCGGGTTTTAATATAATCTTTCGGTGTTGTTTGAATAACGCAGAGCTTCGGATATTCCGCAATCTTCGAAAAATCAACGATCTCATTGTCACGGAAAAATGCGGAGGCGAGGGATTTCGCTTCGGCTTTCGGATGGGCCTTGACAATTGCCTTTGTTGTCTTTTTCTTTTTTGTTTTTATAACTTTGACTTTTGATTCTTTCATGTTATGGAGTTAAGAAATAGCAAGATTTATCATCGAAATAACAGGCATCAATTTTTTCAACTGGAATCCCGGTGCGTGCAGATAGCAAAGCGCGATATCGGAACACCTGACTCGCGGCTTTAGTTTCCTTGTGGGCGTTTGGCTTAAAATCGCAAACTTGAAGTCTATCTTTAATAATTCGAATCTGATCAATATGCCCTACCCATTCATCATCATATACCGGAATTTCTGTGGCGATTGTGTGGGGGTCATGTCGAAGCATGTATTCTTCAACAATGCGATGTTGATATCTTTCAGAGCGTTCAAAGTCTGCCTCACTCGCAAGATCACAGAGTTCAGATTTTCGATTCTCAATTTCAAGAATCAACTTGCGACCCCCACTCACTGATTTTTTACCCTCAATTATATTTCCATTTATACCCTCCAAGAAAAGCCTTTGAAAGTAAGTGTATAATTTAGCAAGTAGGGGGTCGCTGGGGAGTTTCCATATACAAGAGTAGGTTGTAAATGGGTATGACATCGTAAATCCATTTGATCTCTCAACGAGGAATTTTCTAGTTAGAAGTTCATCATCAATCATAGTCTTAAATTAAGTTTTGTGAATTCCATAGCCAATCCCATTTCTCTCGCTCTGATTGTTCAACAAAATCTAAATCTTCTTTGTCGGGTATCTGTGCTAAAGATTCTCTAACAAATCGCAACTGCTTAACGTGCTGAATTAATTTTCCAGTAGGCATGAATTTAAAGATTAAGAAATAGACCCGAAAAGAACCTCAACATTCTCACGGCTTTTTCTGCTAGCTAAAATAGCCACATTCTTTGCAACAACTTCTGTCCTATAATGCCTACACCCCTCCTTATCATCAAAACTTCTATTAATGAGTTCACCTTCAACTAAAACTGGTAATCCTCTTGAAAGGCATTGCTCACATTTCTTTGCTAATTTCCCCCATGTGATAACTCTATGAAAATCAACTGTTTCGTGTTCCTCTTTTCCATTTTTTATCTTTCTATTAATAGCAAGAGGAAAGTTTGCTACTTTCTTGCCTGATGTTGTTTCTCTTAACTCTACATCGGCAGCAAGATTCCCGATAAGCGTTACTTTGTTTAGTGATTCCATGATTTTGTGGTTAAGATATAAGGTTTTTATTTAGGCTGATTAAGACATTCTGCCATTGCTTGTCTAATCAAAGCAGAACGAGACATGTATTTTTTCTTGCAAAGCTCATCAAATTCTAGAATGAGCTGCTTCGGGCATTCGATTGTCACTGTAATAGTATTGGGAGGTGTCATTTTTATAAAAATTAATGTTCAAGGGCATTATAAAGATATATAAATAAAAATCAAGGTTTTTGTTTAAAGGGCTTGACATTTATGCAGAAACTACGCAAAAAAGACCGCCCATGCCTAGGCAGTCTTTTTATGCTATCTTAAACCATTGATTTTATTCTAGCACGTCTTTCCAATATTTAGAAATCTTATCCATAATAACCAGCCATCTTCCGATAGAAATCCAGCCCTCTTTTTTGTCTATGATTTTTAGATCAAATAAAATTTCTTCTATTTTTATAATGGTTGCTTCCTCAAGTGGGTCTGTAATTTTTAAGCCTGCTTCTTTCACTTTTTCTATAAATTTCTGCATCCACTCTGGGGCTGAAATATCCTTTTTCTCAAGTAGCCTCATGCCTGTTATTAATCGTGATGAATAAGTGTGAGCCTCACCATCTATAGGGTCAATATGCGTTAAGGTCGTTCCCTTGAAATTTTCAACATAAACATAATGCGCCCCGTTATCTAAGACTAAGATAGCCGCTTTGTCTGGGTCATTGGCGTATTTCTCGACCTCCTTTTTATCATAGTATGAAGCCTTTTTAACAAGAGTCATTCCTTTAAAATCCTTCATTTTTGAGGAGAGTTTGCCTTGAGCTGTGAAAAGCCAAAATCTAACAGCATCACGCGGGTCGCAAAAATACCCCCTTAATTTCTCTAGTGCCATACATAGACATGAGATATAACATCCATATCTCTTCATTTTTGCCCTTGAATTTCCGATGTAAAAATTTGCCCAGCGAGGGTCTGATTGTTTAATTGGTGTGATCATTTTAATAAGTTAAATTTTAATATCCCCGTACGCGCCATGCAATCCTAGATCGGCATTGACTTCCGGGGTCTGCTCCACCGGCTGTTGCTTGTCGCACAACGAAGGTCGTATCAGTTACAGTCGGAATTGATATTGTCACTTTTTTCTCTGAGGCATTACCCCCACTCGTTCCTGCTGCCGGAGCCGTTTCAATACTCGCATCTAAGAATGACAAAACTTGCGGCTCCTGATCATCACCAGCACCCCCCTGATTTGATTGATTAGCGAACCCGAACCAAGATATAAGTGTTGTTTCTTCCCAGGTTCCTCTTCCTACTGAAACATAAAAATGTGCTGTAGCAACAGCGGAATCATGCCCTTGTATATAGAAATCAAGCTCGATGATCTTCGCTCTAAAGCCTATAGTAATAATCTGGTCATTATTGGCATTATTTACTGTATCTAAGTCTGTGAGGACACCAGCCATCATTTTATTTCCTAATTCAATTTTAATCTCTGTCGCACTCCAGGCAACCCCGATCTTATGCTTATTAGTGCCAGGAGTTTCAGTCCTTTCGCCGGCTGTGCCACTAACAAACTGATCTGCTGTTTCTGTCATTCCGGCGAATCCACCAAGAATCCCTCCTGTAACAATTAAAGCAATATCAGTGTCATTCCCGCTATTTATGGCAAATCCTTCTGTTTTATATGTTGATTCCGTAGCATCGGCATCTGACTTATACCATTTCCCATCAGCTGCTTTTAAATAAACCAAAACCGGTGTTGTTGTGCCGTCAATCGTTTCTCCAAATGTTCCTGTCTTTAATGTCAAATTCTTCCCATCTATCCCTGTAGGTGTGAGCATTTGCATGTTTGTGCCATCATACCTCCATGCGGTAATTTGCCCGCTCTCTATATCCCCTGCCACTAAAGCCTGATCGTTATGTTTCTTTCCTGGCTTTGCGCCAAAGCCCCCATAATTTATGGTAATTGCTCCTGCATTTGTAAAATTCGCATTGAAAATAACAATTTGCCCCTCCTGTAGAGAAGCAACTTGAGCATCGTCAGCCACAACATAAGCATCTGCCGCACCAGTTGAATCTCTATATTCCCCAGCCTGTTCTAAGATATCTAGTCTTAGATTATTTTGATGATCGTCCAGGATTGTATCACCATCTGTAACAGTTGCTGAATTTGCTAAGAGGTCTGCCATTCCTTACAAGAGTTATAAAATTTCAATATATTTTCTTTCGCATTTTTTCGTTTTACAGTTTTCTTTTTCGCATTTTTTTGTACCATAAAATTCTGCATTTCAACTATAAAATTCCCCTTCATCTTATATTTTTTGCCATCAATTTCTATTATAGTAATCCCTTTTCTGATAATTATTTTTGCCAGAGCTTTCCCCTCCTTATCTTTGCCAGCCCCGAATTTAGTCTTTCGCCAAACCGGGTCAGGGTCGAAAGAAATTTTAATATTATCTTTTTTAAGCATCAGCCCAAGTTAAAATACTTTGAACATTCAAGGTTTCAACATTTGATTTTACTTTGGTTTCTATCCATCTATTAAGAAGCTGCCCGGTGTCAGCCCCAGCCGCTCCATCAATAAACATTCCATATTCTTCGTGCGTATCAACAGCCTCAACCGCAGTAAGAAAAGTCTCGAGGTAGGTAATATTACTCGCGTCAGTACCAGAGCTTAAAGCCTTCCGGGTCGTTTCATTTCCCAAAGTCGCATCTGCAATAACTGGCGCGGTATTATCATCGCCAAGGGCTGTATAATTCACATTACCAGAATAGGTATTATCCCCTCCACAAATTTGCGCTGATACAGAACGCCCGACTGTTGTCATTATATTTTTAGTCACAGTTTCACTTACCAAAAAAAGTTTATTATAAGCTCGTTTGTAGTATTGATATTCTTCCCATAATTTGTGGCATTTTTTAGCGGCTTCTATGTGTATCCTACGGACAAAAAGCAATCCTTTTTGCTGTCTTAGTGCTTTCCCTGTAGCTAAATCACGATTCTGTAAAACTTTCTCTCTCTTTTTCCTCAAACCTTCAAAAATATCAGAGAATTCTTGAGCCTTTTCACTCCTCGCATCGCATAAGCTCATTATATGGACACCCTTTACTGCTACTGTTTCTTTCTTTTGAGTTTGCATATATTTTTTTTTACAAAAGTATTATATCATTTTATCCATAATCACATAAATTATACCGCGATTCCAATGGTTGGCCTGCACCATTCGGCTCATATCGCCAAGTACCTTTAGGATAAGCAACGACTTGATTGACATCACTGACTTCAACTGTTTCCGCAATCTTCGAACTTTGGAATCCCCCATCTGTAGCTACAGCATTGACATCACTAACTTCAACAACTTCATCCGAGGTCGTGTAAGTCTCAACAATGTCATCAACATTTAATTCTATTGAGTCCTTTGTCGCTAGTAGTTTTTGATAAAATTCTATAATTCCAAAAGATGAGGTTCCAAAAGTGACTGTATAATTAAAATAATCAGAATACGCCCCGGATACTTGAGCCTTTTTAACTCTCTGAATTACATAATTATCATCGATTCCCCTTGTTGAGTCTACGATATGCAAAATTTGCCCAGCTTTTAATCCATAAGAATCTGTCCTGAAACGCCCCTCTATAGTTGCTTCGCTATATTCCCTTACTTTGGCCTGTGCAGTTGCAAGAGCAGTTCCGACATCTTGGATGTTGCGATCAGTCACAGGGTCAAGATCAAAAATACCATCCCCAAACCCGGAGGCTTTGAGTGTTGCTATACTCCCGCCATTTGAATATTGAATTCGAATAGGTACTCGCTCATTGTATACAAAGAGAATTCCCATCCCAAGAAGTAAGGTTGCCTCGCTGTCTGTAGCTCTTATAGATTTTTCATTTGAATTTGAAACATAGTCAACTGTGGTTTCATCTACTAAGCCCTCGACTCCAACAGATTTAGGGATTGTAAAAAATGTAATTGTATCAGTAGGAATCTGCCCTGGTATTGACTCAACCGTAAAATTATCAACATCGACTTTTGTAATTTCTCTAACCTCTTCGCGGCGATCTTGGTTTGTGATGTAATCCCCTGTACTCAAGCCATGCCCTGTGATTTTAATATTTGTGTCGGTTGTGCCTGCTTCGGCAGCATGTGCATCGGTTATATCATCAATCAGAACAACAAGATTCTTGAATTTATTTTTTAAAAGCCATTCACGCTTAGCACCATCCCCCGGAATAGCCTGTGAATATGTACTGTCGGATGTTTTTTCACCCCCTCTAATAATGACACGATTGCCAATTTGACTTGCATCGGTTTCAATTTCTAAATCAATAAAATTTGCCGAGGCATCATTTAATCCAAATGGTGAAACCTCATCTTCAATATTAATAAAATGGATATCCCTTTCATAATCAATGTACCAAAGGAAATCCCAGGTTTTCGCAAGCAACTGTATAAGGCTGGTTGATTTAAGCTGTGGGCTTCTAAAGTCATCGAAAGTCGGGGTAGGCTTTACATTATAAAGGGTAAAACTCTTCTCTGCATTAACTCTAATCCCATTAATTTTTATCTCTCCATCCCCTGTCTCTACAATTGCGACTGCCGCATAATCAACATCAGTCCAGTCGGGGTTCCCCGTCATGCTCGCATCAGCTAATTTTCCACTAAAATATTCATAATCTGTACCGGATGGAATATCAATATCAACCTCTGCATAATTTCCATTATCAGAGCCAATTCTGATTTTGAGTGATGTGATATTTGCCTGATCACTTGTTTTAATCCAAACCATTAAATTCCCTTCTGTGGGCGTTCCAGCCGCCGCGCCTGTAAGATCAGAAATATCCCTGCTTGTTGGTGTAGCCTCGAATGTTGCTGTGCCTCCTGCATTTGTCCAGGGTAATACACCAGCAGCATCCCCCTCAATAAAATCAGTGCTATCAATCGTAGGATTATCACCATCACCGCCCTCAATCCACTCTGCCTGAATTGCTGCATTGTCATCATAATCCATATTATCAATAGTGTTGTTCAAGTTGATTGTTGTATTCACGAAATCATTAATAATATGCCTTGAGTCAACATCTGCCCAAGTATCGGAAATGAGCTTTTTATCAAAAATCTTTGTGTAATCTGAGCAAGAAACCCTATATTCTAACTGTGTCAAGGCATGTACATTCTCATCAGTAACACGACTCACCACCCCACCAAAATCAAGCACCCCGATCTTGTCACCTTGAGCTACTGCACCTGATGGCGCAGCTTCCAAAATAATCTGCAAATTATCTTCATCGTAACTTTGAACTGTCACCTTTTCTTCGTCTGCATCGCCAATCCTGATATATAAAACTTGTCCAGGATAGAATTGATCTATATTTTTTTGGTAATATCCATTAAGAGTGACAGTCGTACCAGCAAAACTCGCGATAGTATCATGTATAAAAAGCCTTACATCTTGATTCTCACTCGGCTTTGTGTTTTGAAAAATCCCAAAATCACAAGAATCGGCTCGCTGTTGAATAAGATTTGTAGTACGGATTGAGTTTCTAATGAGATCACCTGTCCTGTCTACATCATTTATATATAATAAAATCATACAACCTTTGTACTTAGTTTTAACTCCTTGATGATGACGTCAGCATATTCCTCTGCCACTTCTTTACTTGAGATTATGCCATTAATATTGATCGTGACTCCACCCAGCATATTGTTAGGGATTATATTTCCCGCTGTCTTAGGCACAAACCACTCTGCTCCACGCTCTCCAACAAGTGATAATTGTCCTGCTCCCAATGCTCCACCCTCTGCCCTTGTCACCGCCCTTGGAGCGGCTATGGCGCCGACATCAGCAACACCCCCTGATACTCCAAGCAGATTTTTTACAAGATTAATGGCCATTTTAACCGGGCCGATTATTTTATCGACAAGAGCAAGGATTTTATCTTTAGCACGCTCAACGATTCCAATAATCCCTTCCCAGATATCGCTAAATCCATCCTTAATATCATTCCATGCCCCCTTGAAATCACCTTGAAATACTTTAATAGCAGCACTAAGTAAAGTTGTTATTGTTTCCCATGTCGTCAAAATAATAATCTGAATTGCTGTCCATATAGGTAATAAAAATGCCTTAATTGCTGTCCATGTCATTTCCCAATTAACCTTAAATAATGCCAAGGCCACGCCAAACACAACAAACAAATCTTCCATAAATGGTTTAAATTCTTCATTAATCCAAAGCATTAAATCTTCCAATGTTGTCCTGATTCCATGCCAATCTTCATCCCATAATTCTTTTAGTCGCGCCATTCCCTCTTGAAGTGCTATGGCTACATTAGAAATCCAAGCAGCGATATCAGATAATAGTGGAGCAAGCAATGCTCCAACTGTTTCCTTGAAATCCCCCCAATCATTCGCTGCCGCAGTCAACGCCCCAGCCGTTGTATTTCTTATTTCTTCCGCAGCACCCCCAAAGTTATCCCCCATAATTTCAGCTAATAAAGCTACCCTCTCCATCCCTTCGGCTGCATCAAATTGGATTTTTTGAGCATCACTTAAAACAACGCCATATCGGCTTAAAGCCCCAGCCCCAGTACTTAGAGCTTTCCCCATTGCATTTGCCAAATCATTCATGTCAGCCTGGGCGCCGGTTGTTTTTTCGGTTGCAGCCTTCATATCTAAAAGGGCGGGAGTCAACTTCATTATCTCTTCTCCTGTTAACTGAAAACTCCCGAGCATTGCCATAGCGGATATAGTCTCCTCATCTCCAACTGTAGTGACTGTTTGTAGGTGTTTTGCATATTCCTTCAATTCCCAATTTAAAGATTGAATCCCAACCTCATTGTCTGAGTACCCCTCCCCCAAATCCTTTAAATTTTTAATTGATGAAAGCAGTCTCGCTTCTGCTTTTTCTTGAACAGTAAAAAGCTGGATGGACTCTTTTATGAAATTCTTAATTTTGACAGCACCGTAAGCAACACCCACGCCTATCACCGCATTTTTTAAGCTCAACATCGACCCCTTCACCTTACTAACTTTGGCAGATGCCTTATCAGTAGCCTTAATCTTAATGTTTAAAGTTTCGGTTGCCATGTTGTTTTTTAATTTCTTCTTGTTTAATTAATGATTCTATCCCAATAAAGGTCTGCATTCGTCTTGAATCATAATTTTTCCATCCTAAGCCAAATTTTTCTGACATTTTGAAGTCAATCATTTCTTCCCCTGCCCCTTTCCGGGGGTGTCCTTTGATGTTTGCTTCGATGATCGCGAGCTTTTTTTTTCTGGCATATAATGCTTTATGACTTTTCTGATCAGAAAAGTCGCAGTTTCTGCATCAAGCCTTTCAATGTTTTCTGGCGTGCAATCCAGCTTTTTATCTTTACCATTCTTAAAGCTCCAGTCAAGTAAGGCTGCTTTTAGCATAGGCATCGCAATTTTTACAACATCATCCTCTGTCTCAATTTCGCTATAAATGTTATTAAAATCACTAAAGCTCAACTCATCTCTAATGTCTACCCAGTCATTATCAGTTAATTCAATTCTCTTTTTGTCGTTACTTACAAATCGATTTTTCCCCATGCTTTATAGTTAATATGATGCTGTATCATTTACCACAAGAAACTCTGCAAGGTGTGCGTCTGTGGCATCGTATAACATGCTAAACGGAATATCCTCATCCATCACTTTATCGATATCTAAATTTGTATTATAAGGGTCAATCTGTGCCTGTGGTATATAAAGCCTAAATTCATGCTCATATCCAGTAGAGCCTATCTCACTACCAAGCACAATTAATTTTAAAGCTAATGCGGCATTTGCTCTCATTCGTCTTATATAATCCTCATCTTGATAGAATAGCTTGATCGTTCCATTTCCGGTCAATCCTTTCTGTAAGAGCCTGTACGGAAATCTGTCGGCAAAATCGCCACCTTGCGCGGCATGGCGCGACTCAAATTCATGCATAAGTGCAAAGGTAAAATCCTCAACCTTTGCTCCTGCAAGAGTTCCGGCAGCCGCAATATCTGTGAATATTTCAGAGCCACCCATCCACACAAACTCCTTATCAACAGAGTATGTCGCGGTCTGTGGAGCAAGCATAATTAAATCGCCAACCGCTAAATCGGCATGTAAAACCGTCACTACAAATACTGTTGAATTAGTGATGCTATCTATTGTGTGGATTTTTACCCCTGCTGAGGGCAAATCTATAAATGCGCCTGTGCTTGGCCTATAACATTTTATTGAATCTGCTGCGACTAATCCTTTTGTTTGATCGACAGTAATATTTTGCGCCCCCCCTGCCGCTGTTGTAATCGCCTTTACTTCTGCATGACGGAATTGCCCTAAAGCCATGATCTTCAATCCAGCCGTAAGAACATTGTCTGCCTGCCCTAGTGTATCAATCCCCGAAATATAAGCTCCCCAATATCTTACTGCGCTTTCGGCATAATTGAATTGAATTGAATAAGAATGTCCTGTGCCTATCTCTGCCGGCAGCCCTCCCGCATGGCCATAGATAGATGCATCATACTCATCAACATCCGCTGTCGCTCCTGAAACTGCCTGCGTTATGCCATCCGCTTCCGTTGGGGTTCCTGTTAAAACAGTAAATAATAAGAAATCATCGCCAACATATTGCACACTCCCTGTCGCAGTTGAAGGCGCAAAGGTTAAATCCTGGCCAACTACAAAAGCTCCCACAATATTACTTATTCTCAACATAGTAGCCGAAGTCACACCACCAAATAAGCCCAAAAGTAATAATGGCAAAGTGTCAGGCTCAATATTCAAATTAATTGTGCCTTCTGGCGCGGGAATAGCACCGTCTGCTGCTCGTATATTCATGCTACGTTGAGCTGCGACAGGTTGCATCGGGGTATATGGATAATCTACTGAAATATCCTCATTATTAAAATAGATAAAAGTATCCGGTGTGATAGGTGTACCAACTGCTGCTTCTTTTTTTATAGATAAAGACCCTCTTCTTGTGTAAAATTCTCCCATATTTTAGTTGTTATATGATTATTTTTTGTCGCTTTTCACCTTTTTTGCCTTTTCAGTTTTCGCTAATTTCCCTTGATCATATTTCGCAAAGCCTCTATCAACTAATAAATCCGCGATTTTATCACTTACTCTAACTTTTTGCCCTTCACGAAATAAAGGAACATTAGGAATTTCAACTTCTTTTTTGATAATAATACATTGCATAATGGGGGTTTTTATATTTCATTCTAATTATACTACAGTTTTGAACGATTCCACAACTACGGTGATATCCTTATACCAAACATCAAGATCACCAATACTCCCTACTTCTGTTGAAGAGGAAGAAATTAATAAAGAGTGGCTTTGACAATTCAAAGTTGCGTGTTCTTTTTTTCGTAATTCCACAAGGAGAGCATCGACAACTGTAAGGAGGGCTGTGACTTGTGTCGAGTTTGTCGTGCTTTTTCCTTTTTCAACAATAGTTCGAATTACAAAACTTGTCGTCACCGCATTATTTCCAGTATCAGCATAGTCATCATCGCTTTCATTATCCATAATCGCAACAGCGGGGGTATTCCCGACATTGGTGGGGGGATAATCATACACAGTCGCGATGCCAGCGGCGACTTTGATACCGTCAACAATTGCTTTTAGTTCTGTTCTGATGGCTACAAATGACATATTATTTAATTTTTATAAAAAAAATTATATTCAAATCCCTCAAGGTTTTCATGGTTTTTTCATGGCTATAAATACCCGACAAATATAAGAACTTTATCATATTTTCAAAAATCATCCACCTGTACTTTCTAAAAACAATTCGAGTTTCCATCATATTATTTTCCTCTAATTACTTTATTAATATTTCTTTCGAAAATTTGCTTAACTTTTTTTTGCTTAGTTTTGAGGGCTGGCCGCAAATATCCTTTCGGTAATCTCTTGGTATTAAACTCGCGTACTCTCGCATAGACAACATCTGTTCCCACCTCGACATGCACACCACTTTTTAATTTATGGATGATGCTCCTTCTTAAATGCCCGGTAAGTACAGGAGCGTTTTTTTTCGCCTGATTCCTGACTTCAAGACCTGATTGATTAAGTGATAAATCAATAGTTTTCTTAGCTTTTTTGGGGAAATTTTTAAGCAATCTATCTAGGCTTTTCATTTCAATTGTCACAGTTCCTAAACTCATGCTTCCTCTTTAGTTACTATAATAGCTCGGGATAGATTTATAGCGTTGGTTTGTGGTAGTGATTCGAGATCATGGATATAATATGTAACTCCGGCTATTACTATCTTATCACCTATTTGAAGGTCGGTTTCTTCTGTCAATAAGAGATAAGCCTTTACTGCCAAATCAATCCCCAGAACCCCCTTTAAATCCCCCCCTGCTGGCTCATAGAATCCCGAACCGTTTGTTATTGTAGCACTACCAGAATAATCACGCCCAACTGTCGCGGATGCTCTCCTGTATGTTGTAAAGGAGCAATTATATTGCATAGCATTTTTTATATTTTGTTAAAATCTTTTTTATAAAAATATAATCATTCTTTGACATTGTTTGTGATAAGCCAAGTATATTTATATTATCAAATCCAACCTGATTCCGGTGATTAAACAATGTTGCGATAATTAAAATTGCGCATAACTGTAAATCTTCTGGTACATTAGCAGTTATATATCCGGCATTATATGTCAGCCGTAAATTCCTTTTACCTTTTCCAGTTACATAATATTGAGTAAAGATTTTCTCTTTATGAGTATCAACACTTCCAATTGTTTCATCATCGTATTCTTCCCAAGTATCAACACTAATTTTATACTCAATTTTTGTTACTGAATTTATAGGCTTATGCTTACAAACCACAGTAAGCGAGCCATCGTGATCTGCAATTTCATTAGTAATATCTAAATTCCCACTTGCTGCCCCTGTTTTTACTCCTGTTTCAAGCTCAACGAATAAATCGACTTGAGTTACAAGGCTCCCGAGTAGAGTGTCATGAGTAGACCCTACAATCCCAAGGTGTGATTTTACGGCTGCTGCTGTAGTTAAAGCCATGTTATTTTTTTAATAATTCCTTCACATCATCTTTTATTTCGCCTATATTTTCCTTCATGTTCGAGAGATCATTTTCTAGTATAGGGATTTTGATAATCTCGTTTTTCTGGCTTGCAATCGCATTCTCATTCAATTCTATCTGATTGAAATAACCTCCGATATATAGAGTCGTACTTATGATCGTACCAATGACAATTATGGCCATTCCGAATTGAATCTTTATTGAGTATTTATTGATGAATTCTCCCATCACTTTTTATTTAAAGCCTTTGTAATTTCACCGAGAACCAAACCAACTCCAAGTGTAATCCAGTTTGGAATATTGAAGTCTGTGAATATCTGTACTGATACATCTGCTAATGCTACTACTCCCATATCCAAGGTTCTCCAATAAAATGACTTCATTCTTTTATGAGTGAAGATCGCGACCAGCATGTCTTTTATTTTTTCCATGATTTTTTTGATTATCCAAGTAAACTTATTAAATAACTTCGCACAATAATACGAAAAATAGGATTTTTACCGAGCTTCGAAAAGTCAATTGAATTCATGCCCCGCGCGCTAACCTCTTTATTTAGCACAACGAAAAACGGAATCAGATAGTTGACATCCATATCTGCATATTTGCCATTTGCCATTTTCTCTTTTTCTGTTTTGTTACGTTTGAATTCATTTGTTAATTCTGTTTTCAGTTCCGAATATCCAGCCTCAGTAAAGCATTTTTGCCTTCCGGCAAATCTCAAAGCAATGGTATTATTACATACAACACTTGGATTGTCAGGATTCCAAAGCGATACAATATAATCCTTTTTCGTTTCAAATTTTGCGACTTCGCCAGCATCATAAACATCGATTTTAGCATCCATCCCAAAACCTTCGGCATATCCAACATTCATTAATGTAGAAATTAAGAATATTCCTAAAATAATTTTATTTAATTTCTTCATTTTTTTAATAATTATAATCTATGTAAATTCACATTTGCATAACGCACTGTAATATCATCACCAGAATCAAGATTTTTTACTCCAACGGAAATAATGTCACCATCAGCTATTGTTATTACGGCAGTCGCATTAGTGCCACTCCATTCCGTAGCATTTTTTGAATTTGTACGCGACTCTGTGTCAGTTTGTGCCGTAGCATTGACGTATACTTTCCAGTCGAATGTTTCACTATTCGTTTCTGGTGTACTGGAGTTCGAAGTATTGATTAAATACATGCCTGCTGAGTCTGCGCTAGCTACAAGATTCGCGCCTTTATTCCATGTCGCTGTTTGAGTTGCGTTCCAATTTGCATTAGTAAAATAAAAACTACCCCCATCAATGTCCGTAATTTCATACACTCCTTGATAATTGTCTGCGTCACCGACCTCAATATCAGTTCCCGTAATACTCACAACATCCCCGGTTGAAAGTCCGTGTTCAACATCAACAGCTTTAATTGTTCCTGCTACTGTACCACTATAATCATCGAAAGAGGCTATTGCCCCGGTTTCAGCAGCCTCAAAAGTCCAGCCATCCACATCCCCGGTTTCAAAGCCCCCGCCTAAATGCCATTGTTCAGTCGCGTCTATCGTAGTTGCAACTGCATTCTCATAGATAAACATTTCCCCATTTTTGGTTGATGTTATTGCATCGCCATTTCCATCTAGTACAACTCCATTCCCATCCTTGAGCGCATACCCAGAAAAAGTACCCGCAAAAACGGTTGTCGCAAATAATAACAGACCTAGAAATACCGCTAATGGATATTGTTTTAATAAATTTCTCATAAAATTACGATTAAATATTATGTTAAGTCATATACTCCGCATCCTCTCCAAGCCTGAGTGCCACCTATTTCCCCTAACTTTAAACACATTCCATCACCGGCCGCTGGTATAAAATCATTTCCCTGGTCAAGCAATACAGTTATATCAGTGCCACCAGTAGCTTGCCCATGCTTAACTGTAGGCGCACCAGAAAACCATAGAGTAATTTCACTCCCATTTTGCCATCCAACATTAGAAATTCTATTAATTTGTACTGCACCTGTGATTTCAAAACTATTACCATCCAAACCAAGAGTCAAATCATTTGCTGAGGCCACATCTGCACCTTGATCTTCAAGTAAGCGCCCTGTCAAAGTCAATATAGCCGAGCTAGAACAATCACCATCATAAAGCGCAAGTACACCGTCTGTAGTTACATCCAGACAGACATTGGAATTTTCCAGATTATTATCTATTTTAAATTTGCCATCGGCTGGTGAGGATAATCGTGTCCGGGTATTCCATCGCGTATCGCCGGTTGCCGCATTGGTTAATGGCCCCGTCGTAGCCTGTATAGCTCGCGCATTGAAATTCGAATAGGCACTATTGTCGCCCTCGCGAATCTCTAGGTTGCCGCTATCCAACCGTATGCAAGCATCATCAGTGGTGGTTCCACCAAGACAAATGAACGTCTGCGCGCTGCCATTCTCTACAATTACATTATCTGTAACTAATCTCAAAATTCCATCCGTTCCATTCGTGGCTGTTAAGCCTGCGCCTCCACCTCCATCATCTGTTACTGCCAGAGTGACGCTGTATGTCTCATCATCAATCGGTTGAGCATAGACTTTGGCATCAGAACAAGTGCCATCGAGCCGCCCGATAGTCACGCCAGGAACATTCCCTAATGCTGCGGTATATAAAGCGCAAGCGCATACAATATCAGATGTAAGATCACAATCCCAATCTACTGACTCCTCAAATTCTACTGCTGCCTCAGCACAAACACCGGCATTGCAACGCCCCACCGTAATCTGCACTTTATCGCCAGTACTATTAGCGAAGTCTGTTGAAGTCCAGTATTTCTCATCAATGCCACCGGCTAAATATAAATCGGCTGCTGTTTGCGCCCCTTGTGAATAACTGTTTTCTACCTTGATCAGTTTATCATCAGGGTCTACATCTGTTGTCGGACTCGTATCATAAATATTCCCTTCAAAATGAAGGCCACCATCATCCGTGATCGTAAGCATAGTCGTACCATCCCAATCAAGACTCGCTAGGTAATCCTGTCCGCTCCCACTTGATGAATCAGTTACGTTAACATGAAAGCCAATAAATGACGCAGTGTTGGTCTGTAATATTTCAGACAACAAATCAATGCCGTATTGTATGCCACTACTAGCAGTCATTTCAGCAGCACCCACACTATTAAGTACCAACATCGCTTCGCCATCTACAGCATTATCCACAGTCTGAGTAATAGTCATTATATCCCCTGAGCTGATAATTAGACCTTGGCCGGATTCAATTATACTCGCAGCCCCCCATTGTAAAATACCAGAATCACCCATTCCCAATGTGGCTCCATCAGTAGAATCCAGTTTTTCCAAAGTTAGTGTATCAGCCCCACTCGCAACAAGGATTGCGCCCGAAGTTCCTAAATCATCAGTAATCTTCAAGTCACCATCTGCTGGAGAGCTTAATTCAGTACGATCTTTCCATACCACGCGTAAAGCTGACCCCCATTCAGCTTCCGTATTATCTACAATCAGACGTGAAGTGCTATTAGTTATCACAGAAAAAGCATTACTTGACCCCTGGAGATAACTATTAAAGTCATCATCT